TAAGGAGATCATTGTGCCGGCAACGTACGTAACCGAGGCAGAGCTAAGAGCCAACCTTGGAATCGATGCGCTTTATTCGTCAGATATTGTTGAGACGTGCTGCCAAACTGCCCAGGATCTCCTAAATCAATTTTTATGGTTTGATTCCGCGCCGGTTGTAGGTACGACTTTGCAGAATAATGTGGCGACAGTAATGATCGCTAACCCGGCTATATTTAGCACCGGGCAAAGCGTAACCTTGAGTGGATGCGGCTCAAGCTTTAACGGTACGTACACAATCACGGGAACGATGCCTTGGAGCGCCGGTACTACTAATTTAATCCCGTCGATCGTTTGGAATAACTACGCCTGGAATTGGCCGGCTGGTTATAGCTTCATCCAATTCGCCAAGACCAACTCCAATATTAACTTTAGCCGGGTCCTTCCATACGGCAAGGCCGAGGGCGTGGATACAAAGACAAACAGCTACGCGACAACCCCGGCTGTACGTGAGGCCGCGATGATTCTGGCTGTAGACATATTCCAAGCTCGCCAGGTCAGTCAGACCGGTGGGGTATCAATCGATGGATTCAGTCCCTCACCGTACCGGATGGGTAATTCAATGATCGGCAAGATCAGAGGCCTCATCGCCGGGTACCAAAATCCAAACAGTATGATCGGGTAGCTGATGACCGCACCTATTACAACTTTACGAGCTACGGTAGCCGCCGCTTTGGCTAACCCGAACGCTTGGAATACCTTTAGCTTTCCACCGCCAACGATCACGGCCAACTCTGTAATCGTGGCCCCGGCGGATAATTACATTACGCCAAGTAATAATACATACGCGACTATTGCGCCGCTTGCTAACCTAAAAATTATTATGACGGTGCCTCTGTTCGACAACCAGGGGAACTTGAACGGCATCGAGACCTTGGCCGTTGCTGTGTTTAATAAATTAGCCTCATCAAATATCGTTATGAATATTGGCAGTATGTCGGCTCCATCAGTACTTGAGGTACAAAGTGGAACGTTGCTAACTGCCGATTTCAATATCTCAATACTCACGAGCTGGAGCTGACAATGGCATACACAGAGGACGATCTAAAGTTTTTGCGAAAGATCGGGCAGATCGTAGACGAGCCTGAACCGGTCAAAGTAGCAAAAGCAAAGACACCAACACCAACACCAACAACCGAAAGCGAGGAATAGGCGATGGCCGTATTCTTATCAAATGGAGTGGTCGTAACCCTTAACTCGGTAGACCTTTCCGATCACGTAACAAGCGCAACAATTAACCGAGTCTTTGAGGAGCTCGAAGTCACAGCGATGGGAGATTCCAGCAGACGTTTTACTAAGGGCCTGGAGACCTCCACCGTGACTCTGGACTTTCTGAATGACACAGCTACTTCCGAAGTTTTGCAGACTTTGCAAGGTGCCTGGGGTACTACAGTGCCTTTAACGCTAAAGCAAACAAGCGCAACTATCTCGGCAACCAATCCGGAATATCAGACAACGATTCTGGTAAACAACACCACAGACATCAACGGAGCCGTCGGGGATATCTCAACCCAGTCGATCACTTTTACCTGCAACTCTCCAATCGTTGTAGACACAACCGTATAACCAACCAGACAAGGGGCATACTATGTACAGACTCAAAATAACAAGGGCTACAGGCGAGGTTAGTGAGCACGACATTACGCCGCGTATTGAGTACCTGTTCGAGCTACATACAAAGAAGGGCTTTCATAAAGCCTTTCGCGAGGATGAAAAGCAGGGCGATCTCTACTACCTGGCTTGGGAATGTCTAAAGGCATCAGGCGAGACAGTAAAGATGTTCGGCGTTGATTTCCTCGATTCATTAAAAGAGGTGAACGTTTTATACGATGAGCAACCTTTAAGCTAGGGCGCGATACCCGGACGTACCAGATAGCCCAGTTATCTATACGGCTCGGGGTCGCGCCTCAAGCGATATTGGATCTCGATAGAACTATGTACGACACGTTAATACAGGTATTAAACGATCAAGCCAAGGAGGCCGAAAATGCCAGTCGCTCTAAAAGGCGTACGCGAAACGGTTAAAATGCTCCGCAAGGTTGATCCCGAAATGCTGAAAGAGATGAACGCCGAAGTCCGCGCAGCTATGATTCCGATCCGGGATAAGGCTCGCGGCTTTGCGCCTTCACCACAACCAGACAATCTTTATATGTGGGCCGAGGGCTCACGCGGTAAACAAATTACTGCACGTAATTCTATGTTTAGAACCTTTAACACTGAGGGCCGCTTGCGTATGTTCCCTTTGTACGATGCCGAACTTGCCAAGAAGGGTATCTATTACTCACAGGCACCGAGCAAGCGTAATCGCAACGGTTGGCAAGCTTTGTATTATGTAGCCAACAAATCCGCTGCCGGTTCAATCTATGAAACCGCTGGCCGTAAGAATCCAGGCGGAGACCCTAATAGCCGCTCAAACAATCCTGGCGCTGGTGCTCACTTTATCAGCCGAATGGGTCCGCTCTACGGTGACAAACAAGCCGAGCGTGGCCGTATGATTTTTAGAGCTTGGAAAGAGGACCGGGGCAAGGCCCAGGATGCGGTCGTAATGGCCATCCTAAAAACGATTGAAAACTTTAACCAGGGCCGATATGGGAAGGCTGCATAATGGCCAATCTACCTAATCTATTAGTTACCGCCGCAGCCGAATGGAATGGCAAAGCGCTCACCAAAGGCGAGAAGCAGATCAATGCCTTTGGTAAAACCGTCAAAGGCCTGGGCCGTACGTTAGGCGTAACCTTTAGCGCGGCTGCACTATTGAGCTATTCAAAGAAGGCTGTATCGGCATACGGTGAACAGATAGCCGAAGCCAGGCGCCTCGATACCGCTTTACGCAACTTAGGCTTCTCATTCGCAACGGCAGAGGCCGAAGGTTATATCGATGCGGTTGAACGAGCTACAGGAATCAACCGAGATCAGCTACAACCGTCCTTTATTGAACTGGCTCAACAGACCAGATCGACAACCGTAGCCCAGTCACTGCTAAACACCGCGTTGGATATTTCCGCCGGTACGGGTATGGATTTAGCCTCGGCAACTAAGATATTAAGCCAAGCGTATGTGGGTAATTACAAGGGCCTAAAGCAATTAAACCTGGGTTTAACTAATGCCGAATTGGCCTCAAAATCGTATTTAGAGATTGAGAAGTTAATCGCGGCGCAATACGCCGGACAATCTAAAGAGGCGGCTGACTCATACCAGGGTTCACTTAACCGCCTTAAGATCGCGGCCGAACAGGCTAGCGAACAGATCGGCCAGTCTTTAGTATCTGCGCTTGGCACTTCATCCGGTGGTATGGATAAGTTGATCGACAAGGTAGACAATGCTGCTGATTCAATCTCAGGCTTGGTTACTAATATCGCCGTACTAAGTAAAGATTTAGGCAACTTATTCTCCAACTTGCCTGGTGCTGGTGTTACCGAGGATATTCGCCGGGCAGTTAAAAATCGGTTAGGTAAGTTATCTATTGGCAACCTACGCAACCAGGTGGATATTCTCTTGGGCCGTCAGGGTGGATTCCCGCAAGGCGTACCACAGGATATTAAAAACATCCAAGCCAATATTGAAAAGTCCAAGATGGACAAGGAAGCTTTAAAGCGCCAAAAGGAATTAATCGCATTACAAAAGAAAGCCCAGATAGCCGAAAAGAATAAGTTAGCTTTAAGCAAGGCGGCTGCAGTCTTTGATACAACCCGTATATCTATCGCGGCTGCATTAAAGGCAACCTACGACAAGGAGACCTTGTTACGCCTTGAAGCGCTTATGGCCATCGAGGACGAGAACGGCGAACTGGCGCTCAAAAAGATTAATGAACTGGCTACCTTCCAAAAGAACTCTGACCTGGCTAAATTGGCTGGAATCAAGCAGATTAGCGATGCCGCGCTATTGGCTATTAATACGCAGCTATTGAATGAATTAACGGCGATTGATAAGTCTAAGATGGCCGAAGGCGATAAGGAAAACGCTCGCCAGATTGCGTTCGGTAAATACAACGCTGCCATTACCGCTGCCGGTGAATTGGCTGCCAAGGAGAGTTACAGCGAGCGCGTACAGATCCAACTTACCGAAATCGCCAAACTCGCCTCACTTAGCAAGACATCAAACGCGGCTACAGTCCTTGGTAAGCTTCGCGAATCCGAAGAGTTAAATATGATCGATCGCGTAGCCAAGGCGCAAAAGGCCGCCGACGATGCGCGCTTGAAGGCATTACAAGAATATGTCGCGTTATTAGGAAAGATCGGCACCGGTGGAAATCTAGGCGGTTTGACTTCCAGCGGTGTAGGTTCAATTATTCCAGCCTCGACCGTTATAGATACCGTTGAAAAAATGGCTCAGGCAACAAGCAAGCTGGGCAAGGATGTAACTATCTTTGATCTATTTCCAACTTTAACCGAGGATCAACAAAGCGACCTTGGCGGATATAGCCCTACAATGAATTACGGCGGAGGATATCCCGCTACTTATAATATTAAGATCGAAGCCGGTTTAGGTGATCCCGAGGCTATCGCTCGCGCGGTTGAGGATGTACTAAACCAATCAACCTATCGAGGTACTGCGGTTAATCGCGGCTCCGGGAATTACACCGTAGCGTGAGTACCTGGCTTCCTGAATGGCGTATAACCGTCGGTACGACGGTGTACACCAACGTACTTAGCGTAAATATGGCAACCGGTCGCGATGATATCGATCTGCAGTGCAACGCCGGCTATGCCCGTATGGAGATCGTAAACATAAACAATACGGCCTTCGATATTGACGTTACGGACATTTTGACTTTAGAGCTAAAGAACAGCTCAGGCACGTATGTACCCGTATTCGGTGGCACCGTATCGGACTTTGGCATATCCGTACGCTCACCGGAAGAGGTGGGCTTT